TCGCTGCCGGCGGCTTCAAGCGGGTCCGCAGTGGAGCGCTCGAACTCGAGCGCTTCGACCCTATGGGCGCCGGAGTTGAACTCGGCACGTTGGGGTCGACCGGCTATGGCCGCCGCTTCGTCGAACTGATGCATCGCAATATCCCAGCCGTGGCGGTGGTGTGATGGACCTGCTCGACGGTTCCCTGCGGGCGGTGTTCGGTGCTGCCCTGGCGCCGTTGCTGCCCGACGGCACGCTGCATGTCGTGGCCAAGGACGCCAATGGTCAGGTGGTCCTGCCGCCGATCTTCGCCAACAGACCGGTCAAAGGCCATCGCGACGAGCTTAGCGATCGCCAGCGGGCCGATTGGGGTGTCCCCGACCGGGCCGTGCGTCTGGTCGTGCTGCAGGCTGGCATCACCATGGCCCCGACGCCGGATGACGAGATCACCCTGGCCGGCGTCCGTTGGCGGATCAGCACGGTCGACTGCGATCCGGCCGGTGCGGCCTGGGTCCTGACCGGGATGCCGTCGTGATGGCCCGGATCAACGGTGTGGACCAGACGGTTCAACGGCTGGCTGGGATCGGCCGGGTGGCCCGAATCCAGATCGGCAAGGCGCTGGTGCAGGCTGCCGCTCTGATCGCGGCGGAAGCTCGGTCCCACAGTGCCGAGGCCGGGGCGGAAGGATCTTCTGCACCCGATATCACCGTGGTCCGGCGCAGCGACCTTGCCGTGGATGTCGTGTCGGCCGGGCCTGGTGCCGTCGCCCGCGAATTCGGCACCTCCCGCATGGAGGCGAAGCCGGTGATGCGGACCGCGGCTGAAGCAAAGCGCAGGGAAGTGGTCCAGCTGATCGCCCGGGCCGTGGGCCGGGGCGGAGGTGGTGACTGAACATCCTCTCGCCGACAGCCATGACAGCAAAGGGGGCAATGATGCCCTGGATCTGCTTCACCACCGATTTCGACTTCCGGCCGTCGCGCCGCGTGACCCTGGCGTACAAGGCAGGGGCGATCTTGCTGGTTCCGACCGCTGCCGCGGAGGCGGCGGAGGCCACCGGTGCCGGCCGGCGCGTGCCGAAGCCGAGGGCCGACACATGAGTGGCCGCGATCTGTCCGGTCTGGTCCGGCAGGCTGTGGTAGAGGCGCTGAAGGCTGACCCCGATGTCGCCGCGCTGGTCGGCGCCCGCATCCATGACTACGTCTCGGCGGCCCCGGCCTATCCGCTCCTGCGCTGCACCACCATGGTTGCCACGCCGTGGGAGGCGACGGGCGGGCTGCACGGCAGTCGGGTCCTGGTGCAGGTCGACGCCTTCGCCAAAGGCTATGGCCGCGGTCCGATCGAACCGCTGGTCGCCGCCGTCGTGGCGGCGCTCGACGAGGCCGACCTCGCCATTTCAGGCAGCACACTGCTGTCCCTGCAATGGCGCCAGACCCGCACGATGGATGATCCCGCGGAACAGGGCGTCACCCACGGCGTGGTCGACTTCGAGAGCATCGCGGCGCAATAGCCCTTCACCCATGTCATCGCTGGCATGCCCGACCTCGCCGTTGCGCGGGGTCTTTTCGTTCGAGGAGATCCCTGATGGCCCAGGCCAAGACCTTCAAGTTCAGCGACGTGATGATCCTGCTCGGCGACGGAACGACCCCGACCGAGGTCTTCGCTGCCCCCTGCGGCCTGACCGAGCTGGGCATGACCATCGCCACCGATACCAACGAGACCGTGATCCCGGATTGCGACAACCCGGACGATCCGGCGTGGAAGATCACCGACATCACCGCCCTGCAGATGACCCTCAGCGGCCAGGGCGTGCTCGACCGCACCGCCCGCAAGACCTGGGAGGAATGGGCGTTCTCGGGTGCCGAGAAGACTGTCCGCTGGATGTACGACGTCACGGCGGCGGATTTCGGCGGCTTCTATCAGGCGCCGGCAATCCTGACCAACTACCAGGTCACTGCCCAGCGCGGCCAGCGGGCGACGGTGCAAATCGCCGTCACCCTGAACGGCAAGCCGGTCTGGACGGCGGCGGTCTGATGGCGGGGCAGCCGAACATCGCCGCCGAGATCGAGCTGAAATGGGGCGACGGCAGCTATGTCTTCGCCCTCAAGCTGAAGCAGATCGAGGAGCTGCAGCGGCTGTGCGGCGCGGGGCTGGGCGAAATCGCCCAGCGCCTGCTGGTCGAGCGCCGGTGGCGGGTCGGCGACATCGTCGAAACCATCCGTCTCGGCCTGATCGGCGGCGGCTTGCCGTCCGTGCGGGCGCGGGAGCTGGTCGAAACCTATGTCGACGGCCACCCGCTGGCGGACCCGCGCGACCCGGCGAACCACCTGATGACGGCACAGGCCGTCATCACCGCCGCCTATTTCGGGGTCGAGGAGGCGGCGGACGAACCGCCCGAGGGAAAAGCCGAAGCCGCGGCGGACGAAGGGATGGATGGATCGACGTCGCGGCCTTCACCGGCCAAGCCCTCGCGGTCGGCATCTCGCCGCTCGAAATCGGCCGCATGAGCCTGGCCGAGTTCCTGGCCGCCGGTCGAGAATATGCCCGGATCATGGATCCCGGCGGTGCCCCGGCCGCGGCCCCGCCATCTGATGACGCCTTCGACGAGATGTTGGCCCGGGCACGGGAGACCGGTTTCTTGTCGGGATGATGGAAGAACAGCCGGTCGGGAGATCTGGCGGTGACATGTCTTGGTTGCTTTCGGCTGCCTACGTTGCCGGAACAATCACAAGCCCACGCGCCAGAATTCATAGATCGGTGACAGCAGGAATCTGACTTGAGACAACAGTGTTGGCCTGACGTAACCAGACGGTGAAAGTCCGGATGGACCGACTAGACCCTGCCATTCCGGGTCCCCCATCGAGATGGAGCCGCCCGTGCCCGGAGTGAGGGAAAGAAACGCCAGCCGGCTCTGGCGGTCGCCTGAAGGTCCGATCGTGACGGCGAACCAACATTGCATGCCGCTCGCCGGGGCCGAAGCGGGATCGCCCGAAAGCACGTATCGAACCACGACGGCGGCTTGGTAGAATTTGATGTTGTTGGAATAGGCTTCCTTCGTCTGCAGCACGGCGGCCTGGTAAGCACCGAGGTCCGTTTTCTTGAGGTCCTCGGACAGCCTCAAGGCGGCCTCAAGCGAAAGATCCATGCGGATACCGACGACGGACTGGACGTCGGGCGTGGCCGGCAGATCCTGGCGGTTGACGAGAATCGTGTGGCAGACCCGTCCTGCCGCATCATTGAGAACGTCTTCCGCCGGTAGGGTGGTGGCATAGACCGTCATGCCGCCGATGCCGACGACGACGAGCGCTGCGGCGATGAGAGCGATGCGTCGGATCATGGCCCGATGCTTTTCCAGCTGTGGCCGGTGACGCTCCGTGTGGCCATCATGCTCAGGCTGCTCGCAGCCTGTCCCGCTCGCGGATGGCCGTAGGTCAAAGGGCGATTCCCGCTAAAATTGTGGTCCATGGAAAAATCCCCCTGAAATAGAATTTTGACCTTCCCATGATTCGCTGGGATGTCGAGCCGCGCGCTAGATGGGCGTGCGGGTTCCGTTCCGGAACAGACCATAGCCTTCCACACGCCCTGGTCGTTTGTCGACCCGGGTTTCCTTCGAGGTGACGCATGGCCCAGACCGCCGATCAGGTCGTCGTCGAAATCCGGGCGGTGATCGACCAGTACACCCAAGCGATCAAGAAGGTCGCCGACGACACCAAGCGCAGCATGTCGGCTGTCGAGGGGGCTGTGACCAAAGCCGAGGCGACGGTCACGAAGGCCTCCAATAATGCCGCCGCAGCGGTCGATCAATCGTCGCGCCGACGGATGAAGGCGGCCGCCGATGCCGCCACCTCCGAACAGGCCGCGGCCGAGCGGTCTGCCAGGGCTATCAGCATGACGGCTGATATCACGGAGCGCAGCGCGGCCAGGATCGAAGCGGCCTCCCGCCGGCGCCAGGACATGCCGGCCGTTGTGCCGGGGGCGGCGGCTGGCTCAGGCGCCAGCCCTACCCAGGCAGCCGCAGCCAGCGGCCGCGACATGGCCGCCGAGAATGAGCAGAAGGAGAGCGTCGGCGCCAGCTTCGTTAAGGAAGCGGCCAAGGGCCTGCCGGATCTGGTCAAGGGTCTCGTCGAAGGCCAAGACGCGCTCCATGTTTTCATGCAGCAAGGGGCCCAACTGCTCCCGGTCTTCGGGATCTGGGGATCGGTGCTTGGTGGCGTGGTCGGCGCGATCGACGCCGTCGCCGATGGGTTGGGTGCGTTCGAGAGCACTGCGGATCGGGCGAAGGCTGCACAGGAATCATTCAACGCCGCCGTCGACGCTTCGCGCGGCCTCTATTCTCGGGCCGAGCAAGACACGCTTGATTTGGCCAAGAGCTTGAGTTTCATAGAACGTGGCTTCGTTGCGGTTGCCAAAGCCAAGAATCTGCAAGCGATTGACGATAGTGCTAAGGTTTTAAAGGATCTCCGTGCAGAGACTGAGAAGTCGGCAAACGATATTGGTATTGCGATCGTCAACGCTACCGCGAGTACATCCGATCCCGGCTATGCCGCTGTTCTCCGCGAACGATTTGGACCACTATCCAAGGAGCTTGATCCGATCATTGAAAAACTGCGAGATCCGTCGCTCACCGGCGAACAAATTGCAGAACTTGCTTTGAGGTTGCGCGAGGCTCAGCCTGGAGCCGCTGCCCTCGGAGTTGATTTGTCGAAATTGATTTCTCAGATTACGGGGTTGGGTTCGGCTACGATCGAGCAAAGCGACAATTATGAGCGTCTTGCCGATTCACAGATTCGTCTTAACGAAGCCAATCAGTTCTGGGTCAAAGTTCTCCAAGATCTCGGCTTTACTCTTCCTGAGGCCATCGACCATGTGAATGGGCTTTCTGGAGCGCTGGACGGGTACATCAGCCGGCTCCTCAATCTCAAATCCATCAGCGGCGCTCTGCCGAACAGCATCAACGGCGTCGTCGCTGGGCTGAAGCAAGAAAACGAACAGATGGGCGACACGGTCAAGTCGCAGGCCGACTATGCCGACAAGCAGCGCGCCTTGGCCAGAGGCACTGCGGCATGGGATGAGGAGCTACGGACCAGCGGTAGCCGGGTCAAGGCGCTGTTTGAATTCACACGGGCCTTTGGCTACGAGGTAGACAACACCAATAAGCGGCAGCGGGCGGCCAACCAGGGCAAGACGACGGCTGAAGAAGATCTCAAGAACCTGCAGGGCCAGGCGGCGGCGCTCGACGGCACGAAAGCAGCCTCGCAGCGGGTGGCCGCGGAGCAGCGCGCGACGACAGCAGCGAATGCGGCCTACAACAAGTCGTTGGCCGAGACCGGGGATGAGAAGAAGGCCGCCGAGATCAAGTCGGCGACCTACGCCGCCCAGCTCGCGATTGAGACGAAGAACCAGCAGGCGGCAGGTAGCGCTAGGGTGTCGGCGGGGGCCAAGCAGGATGCCGCGATCGATAAATCCAACCTGAAGACCCAGCAGCAGATCGATCTCAACACCCGGCTGATCGCGGTCTATGCCCAGGGCAACGCGGCACGTCAACGCGCCAAGGCCCAGTACGGCGCCGAGAATGAGGCCAGGAACCTCAAGATTCAACCGACCGATCCTCGATATGCGCCTTTCATCCAGCAGCGAACGGATGAAGCGGATCGGCTCCAACGTTCGAATAGCACGCTCGACGACTATGCCAAGGGCGCCGAACTGACCAAGGCGTCGATGACGGCGCAGGAGGCCTACAACGCCTCGCTGATCGAACTCAATCGGCTCCATGCCGAGGGTGCAATCACCACCGAGACCTATGATCGGCAGTTGGCCAAGCTCAATGCCGATCACCAGGGCTATGTCGAGGGAATCCAGGCCGTCGGGCAGGCGATTCAAACCGGTATCGAGGGTGCGACCAGCTTTGGTGACGCTCTGACGAAGGTCGGCCTCGCGCTGGCCAAGCTGATCCTTCAGGCCGCGGCATTTGGCGGGGATGGCGGCGGTCCGCTGGGTAAGCTCTTTGACAGCCTGACGGGCGTGTCGGGGGGCCTCATCGGCAATCTGATCGGCGGTGGCGGGTCCAGTGGCTTCACCAAGGTCATTGGAGCAGCAGATTTTGCCACCAGTCTGGCCGGCATCGGCCGGGCCGGCGGCGGCCAGGCGCTGCCCGGCCAGATCTATCAGGTCGGGGAGACCGGGCGCGAGTGGTTCGCCCCGTCAGTGCCCGGGCAGGTCATCCCGAACAGCGTCATCAAGAACGCGGCGGGCGGCGGGGGAGGCGGCTCCGGGCCGCCGATCCAATTCAACATCTCGATGGCCGGCGCCAACGGCGACCGCACCATCGCCGAGATCGCCACTGCGGCCGTCAAGAAAGGCCTGCAGAGCGTGCCTGAGATCAACCGCCAGCACCGGATCCGCTTCGCATGATCACCTATAACTGGCCCACGATCCTGGTGGCAAACGCCGAGTTGTTCCGGATCGATGCCCGCACCCGCTCCGGCGGTGAGACCATCACGGGGCGGGAGCAGGCTGTGTCCTCTGGCCTCGGCCGCTGGATGGCGCGCCTGACCGTGCCGCTGCACACGCCGGCCAAGGTCCGGGCGGCGCGGTCGCTGCTGGCCCGGCTGGACGGCCGTGCCAACGCCGTCCGCGTCGGGCCCTGTGATTGCCGCAACGGCAACCGGATCGCGCCAGTGGTCGGCGACATTCCCTACAGCGACGACGCATTGCACAGCGACGGTGCCGGCTTCCGTCAGGGTGGCGCGGCGCCGATAATCTCACTGCCGGTCGCCGCCGGCGCGACGCAGATCCAGATCGCCATCGGATCGACGATGCTGCCGCTCCTCGATGGCACATTCATCGGCGTCGGCGGCTATCTCTATGTCGTCGTCGGAGCGACCGACCTGCCCGGCGAGGAGGCGATGCTCGACATCCGCCCACGGCTGCGCACTGCCCTGGCCGATGGTGACCCGGTCGAATGGTGCCATGCCCGCCTTCCAATGCGGCTCCAGGCCGATGACAGCGGCGCGTTCGAGCTGCAGCTGGCCCGCACCGGCACGGCGACATTCGATCTCGTCGAGGTGTTCTGATGCCGCTGTTCCCATCCACCATCCGCGCCCAGGCGTCCGGCCTGCACATCGTCGCGTCGCTGTTCGTGACCTTCGACTTCAAGAGCGGCCCGATGCGGGTGTGGGAGGGCGATGGCCCGATCAGTCGCGGGGGCTTCGACTGGTCCGGCATCGGCCACCGCCAGGACGGCACCGGCAACCCGCTCCAACAGATCGACGGGCTGGAACAGGCAATCAACGGCACCGCGCCGCAGTTGACGCTGACCCTGTCGGGCGTCGATGCCAGGGTCGTGGCCGCGGCTCGCAAGGATGCCGACGCCGACGAGATAGAGGGGCAGGTGTTGACGGTGTCGATCGGCTTCTTCGACGCCACGCTACCCGGCCTCGTGCCGCTGGATGGGCTGGTCCCGCTCGGTACCTGGTTCATGCAGAAGCCCAGCTTCACCGCGAGCGGGCCGATCCTGCGCACGATAACACTGCCTTGCGAGACGCTGTTCGCTCAGCGCAGCCGGGCGCCGTTCGGCATGCTGACCGATCGTGACCAGCAGCGCCGCTATCCCGGTGACAAGGCGCTGGAGTTTGTTCCGAAGATGGTCGATCGGACGGTGACATGGCCTCGCTTCTAGCCGATCTCGCCGCCCACTGCCGGGTCGGCGAGGCCACGCCGTTCGAGTTCGGCCGCATGGATTGCAGCCTGTGGGCCGCCGATTGGGTGCGGCTGCGCACTGGCGTCGACCTGGCGACCGACTGGCGCGGCCAGTACAGCACGCGGCGTGAATACATACGGCTACTGCTGGCCCAGGGCGGCCTTGTGAGGGTGGCCGCCCGGGCACTCGCCCGCGTCGGCGCGACGCCTGTGCCGGACGAGACGGCGCAGCCCGGCGACATCGGCATCATCGTGACCGAAGACGGCGCGGCTCTCGCCATTCGCGGCCTTGATGACTGGATGGCGAAGACCGGTGATGCCCTGTCGCACACGCCGCATGCGTCCTACGCCTGGAGATCCTGATGCCGGCAGCCATCCCCCTCACCATCGCCGCTGCTGGTACAGTCGCCGCCGGCGGAGCCATTGCGGCTACGGCCGCGGCCAGCGGCATCTTTCTCGGTCTTGGTGTCACGGCCTGGGCAGCAATCGGCATCGGCGTTTCGATTGCCGGCACACTGGCGCAGACGTTGTTGGCTCCGCAGCCGCCCAAGCCGAAGTTCGAGGACGGTAGCCAAAGTGTCAAACAGGCTGTGCCCCCGCGGACCCGCTGCTATGGCCGCTACCGGCTGGGCGGCACGTTCATCTACTACGTCAGCACCGAGGAAGGCGACCTGAAGACGATCGTCTGCCACGTCGCGCATGAGATCGACGACAGCATTGATCACTTCCCCAATCCCGAGGAGCATTGGCTGGCCGACGAGGTCGTGACCGTCAACGATGACGGGAAGGTCGACAGTGGTGTCTATGATAACTATCGCCCGATCCTGCCGGTGTCGGTGAAGAACTTCCTGGGCGCCCCCGGACAGGACATTTCCGGCATCAGCGATGAATGGAGCGCGGGGCACCACGGCGAGGGCCTGGCCTGCACCTTCGTCGGCTACTCGGACATGAAGCCGGACCTGCAGCAGAAGGTCTTTCCCAGCGGTGCACCGGCTTATCGTGCCACGCTGCGCGGCGCCAAGATCTACGACCCGCGCCAGGCGATCGCGCTCGGCGGCACCCAGGACATCGACAATGAGGCGACCTGGAAGTGGTCCGACAACGCCGCGCTTGTGCTGCTGGACTACATGACGCGGCTGGAGGCCGGCATCCCGGTCGGCTTCGGCCTGGCCATCGACAAGTACATCAATGTCGATAGCTTCCGCATCGCGGCGGACACCTGTGACGAGGACATTCCGCGCAAGCCGCATGACCCTCCCTATCCGGTGGAGAAGCGCTGGCGGGCCTGGGGTGCCTACGATCTGACCGAGGATCGCAAGTCGGTGCTGTCGGATATGCTCGATGCCTGCGGCGGCCGCCTGACGCAGGGGCCGGACGGCAGGCTCGGCCTGTCCGTCGGCGCCGGAAATGCCTCGCCGGGCGCGCCGGCGGCATCGGTGACGATCGATGATGACCAGATCCTGGAATACGACCTGTCCGCCGGCAGGGCGGCGATCGAGCGGGTCAACGAGGTGCGCGCCACCTACGTCTCGGCCGACCAGGATTGGGCAGAGGTCGAGGCCGGCATCCAGCAGGATCAGGATTCGATCGACCGCAACGGCATCGAGAGCAGCGGCGCCAAGCTGCGCTTCGTCCCGTCCGAGGGCCAGGCGCAGCGGGCGGCCCGGTTCACGCTGAAGTTCGGCAACCCGTCCTGGTCCGGCAAGGTGCGGGGCACGCTGGCGCTGCTCGATGCCTGGGGCGAGCGCTGGATCCGGTTGCAGCTGTCCGAGCTGGAGGTCGACCAGATTTTCGAGATCTCCAGCATGCGACTGGACCGGGACACCATGTCGGTCGAGATGCAGGTGACCAGCTATGACGGCTGGTGGGATTGGGATCCGGCCACCGACGAAGCCGATCCTGCGCCCGTGCCGGACAGCGACAGCCACATCGACGATGACGTGCCGGTGCCCGGCCATGTCGCCGTAACGATCGAGCATCGGTCGATCGACGGCCGGACCATGGCCGCCATCGGCGTGGTGTCCTGGGATGCGCCGTCGCGGCCGGTCTTCATCGGCCAGGTGCGCTATCGGCCGGTGACGACGCCGACGCAATCGGCGTGGCAGTTCCTGCCGGCGGAGCAGGATGAAGACACGGCCTCGACGCCGCCGCTGGTCAATGGCCAGGGTTATGAGGCGCAGGCCAGGTTCCTGGCGCCGCGGGGCTCGACCAGCGACTGGTCGGGCTCTGCCCTGTTCACGGCTGTGGCGGACCCGAATGCGCCGGGCGTGCCGCTCAGCCTGACCGCCATGGTGAGCGGCGCCAACGTCAACCTGTCGGTGACGGCGCCCAACAGCGCCAATCAATCGGCGATCAGCTTCTATCGCAACAGCTTGAACAACGGTGCGACCGCGACCCAGATCGCCGGGCCGATCTTCACCGGGCCGAACGGCGTGGCGACCTATCAGGACACGCCCGGGCCCGGCGACTGGTACTATTTCGCGACGTCGGAGAACTGGAGTGGTGTGCCCAGCGCCAAGACGTTGGGCGTGTTGGCCGAGACGGCGCCGCCGGCGCCGGCCATCACCAGCCCGTCGGGCCCGCTGACGACCTACAACAGCCGGCCGGTCATCCAGGGCACGTCGTATCCGCTGGCCGCGATCAAGCTGTTCGCCAATGCGGTGCAGGTCGGCACGGCCACGGCGAACGGGTCCGGCATCTGGAGCGCCACGCCATCCTCGCCGCTCGGCACCGGCGCCAATTCGATGACGGCGACGGCCGCGATCGCCGGCAACGAAAGCGTGGCGTCCGGCTCGGTCGCGGTGACGGTGGTGGCGATCGACGCCGATGCCTGGGCCTGGATCGTGGCCATGACGGTGACGCCGCCCTTCGCCCGCCAGACCCTGATCAACACGCTGGTCGGCTCGCTGAAGACGGCCGGGGTCTGGTCGAAGCTCGACGCGCTTTACCTGCTGGCGGCGCATGACGCGCAGGCGGCCCGGCTGAACGCCAAGGCGCCAGGATCCTTCGTGCTGACGGCTGTGTCGTCGCCCGTGTTCACCGTGGATGCCGGCTACAAGGGGACGGGGCTCGGCTCGACCGCTGGCGGCTACCTCTCCAGCACCTTCGCGCCATCGACCGCCGGCGGCCAGTGGGCGCTGAACAGCGCCCACATGGGGGTCTATGTTCGGACGGCATGCAGTTCGGTCACGACAGTCCAGGCCGCGGAAGTCGGGGTCAGCAGCGGTGCATCTGCCTACATCTTCACCAAGCACGCGACGGCAGGGAACATCTCGACCGCCCTTGATGACGCGACGATCAGCAGCACGGCCGCCGGCACGCCGAATGGTCTCGGCCACTTCTGCACGTCGCGAACGGCTTCGACCGGTTACGCCAAATATCACGAAGGGGTTGCCCAAGCCGCCGCTACGGTGACGTCGACCGGCCTTCCAGCGGCGTCCGTGTCGATCCTGCGCGCCACCCCGACCACCTATTCCGATGCCGAGCTGTGCGCCGCGCATTGGGGCGCCGGCCTGACCGCGACAGAGGCCGGTGATCTGCGGACGGCCGTGCATACATACCTGGCGGCCGTCGGCGCCGTCGCCTGATCCCTGCCGCTGCGGCGGCGCAATCGTTACCTGATGGAGCGAACCGGTCATGGTCATTCCGACCGTCGATGAAGTGTGGGCCGATTTCAACGTGGATGGATCGGTCCATGAGCCGGTGAAACAGGACATCCGGCGGCTGCTGCGCTTCATCCAGGCCATTGGCGAGACCAATGGGATGAAGACGTATCCGACGGCCGCCGCGATGAATGCCGACCTGACCCAGCCTGACGGCCAGGCGGCGCTGATCTATGCCGATCCGACCGCGACGAACAACTATCCGACTGTCTGGACCTGGAATGACGCGGGGAATATCTGGGTCGCCGGCGTCGATCGGATCAGCAGCCTGGGCACGGCCGTGACGCTGATCCAGAGCATCATGCGGCGTGTCGTGGTGCTGGCAGGCGAGATCACCATCGACCGGATCAACATGCTGGGTGGCGGCACCAACCAGATGTATGTCCCACAGAACGTGTTCATTGACGTTCCCAGCGCGTCGGCAAGCAACCTGACGATCCTGCCCGCATCAACGGAGTTGGCCGGGACCGTCAAGATCGCCATCCCACAGGGCATCCGCTGCTTTGCGTATCTCGATCTGACCAACAACAGCTACAACATCATCCAGGCAACAGGCGGCGATTTCACGCTGCCGGGCCTGAACATCGACAAGATTGTCCCGCTGATCGTCTTCCCGGCGACCAATGGCCGATATGCCTCGCCGTTCAAGGTGCGCGAGCTGAGCCCGCCCGAAAAGGGCACCAGCTTCCTGCCGCTGCGGCCGATAGTGCATTCGCGGGCAGAGGACAAAGTGCTGATCCCGGGCGGCAGCTACCGCAGCGCATCCAGCAGCGTCGTGACCCACACCGTCGCTGGCGGGGCCGCGTATGAGGAGTTCAGTCTTTCCTCAAGCGCCAGCAACCCGATCACCTACTGGTTCAACATCAAGACGAACGCCTATGTTGCGACGGCCGCAGCGGCCGAGCCATTCAACATCGACCCGACCTTCGGGATCGTGCTCGGCTATAGCTTCGGGAGCGAGTTTTGGTCACCTTGGCCGCATGTCGGGATGATGGGTGAGGGCGTTGGCCTGAATTCGTTCAACCTAAGCAAGTTACCATCGCAGGCGCCCAAGGTCCAGATCGCGTCGAATGCGCATATTGTTGTGATCACCGAGCCCAATCTGCTGGCGCTCGGTTTTACCGAAGGCATGGCGAACAACAACTCGTCCTCTCCGCTTCCTGCCTATGGCGACTATCTGCCGGACACAAGGTGGCCGGCCCGCGCTTTTTTCCGCACATGGATTCAGACCAGTGTCGACGATGACTTCGGCACGCCGAGGATCTGGTTCGTCAAGGAGCCTGAATTCGGCAGCGCCAGCAATAGTTTCCCGCTGAGCCTGGAGAAGAAGCTGTCCAGCAAGGCGGCGATCTATAGTGCCGCGTTCACCATTCCCAATCCGGCCTTGGCGACCAATCCCAACGGTCCCTGGTCCTATTGGTTCGGCGGGACTGGAGGCGTCGCCGCCACCGCCGATCGCTATGCGGTGACCGGGAATCAGTTCGACAATCTCACGCCTGGCGTCAAATGGTTGGAGCGCAATGATTTTCCGACCATCCAGAACACGCCCAACCGGGTGAAGTCGCTGGAAGGCCAGGTGACATCGGCGATCGCGGATCCGGACCCGAAGTCGCTGATGCCGGGCGCCATCTACCTTGCCGATGGCAGGCCGCAATCGCTTTACCATGACGGCATGTTCGAGGTGCGCGTCGCTGATGTGAAGTTCCGGGCAACGCTGATGTCTGTCGGGGATGCCGACGACATGGCCTCGGCTGGCACTACCGGGAAACCGACATACACCCACCCGGTGCCGCCCTTAGGTGCGCTTGAGGTGCGGGCTGACAATCTGGGGCCAGCCGGCCGGGTGGTTGCCAGAAAAAACAGCGACAATGCGATTGGCGCCGTCAGGCCCAACCGACATTTCGTGTCCGACTGGTTCGAGGTGCGCAAGGCGGCGGCGGACCAGCGTGTGGCAGGCAGTCCGCCGACGGCGCGACCGCTCACGTTTCTGGGTATCGGTGACAGCCTCAACGGCAACACCCATCACATCATCCTGAAGGCCATCCTGGAGGATATGGGCTTTGATGCTAATTTCGTCGGCACCATCGGGGCCAGCTTCGGGGCTCTCAACGAGGGTCGCGGCGGCGGGTCCGGGCAGGCCCTGATCGGTAAATTCACCGGGGGCGGCGTCGGCGAGATAGTGATCGCGCCAGGTGCGCCGGCCTGGGCCGCCTATATGGCTCTTGGCGAGGATCCCGCCGTCTCGCCGAATAAACTCCAGTTCAATCCGGTGCTGCGCGCGGCCACCGGTGGCGATCCGGCCGGACGCATCTTCAACGGGAATATCATCGATTTTCAGAACTACCTGACGCGATCCGCGCAGCCGGAACCTGATGTCTTCATGTTTGGGCTCGGCACGGGCGATATCAATCACAACCTCACGAATCCGGCGCAGGCTGTGGACGACATCCTGCAGTGGCTGGAGGTCGTCTATGGGACGATCCGGGACCAGTTCGGCACCAACAAGGACATGATGTTCTGGATGCCCGCCCTGCCACGCGGCAACGGGTCCGGACAGGACGCATCTGAAACCCGCTGGCCTACTCTACAGGTCCCGGTCATCAAGGCGATGATCGATTGGGCGCGTGACAAGGCTGACGATCACCTCGCCTTCGTTCCGGCCTATCTATTCCTCGACCCGGTCGCGCCATGGTATGGCAACGGCGTGCCAGGCAAAGAGGTCATCATCTCGACCGATCCGCTGACCGGCGCAATGGATGTCGATTGGCTGGACAACATCCATTACGACAACTATGGCCGACATCAGGTCAGCGAACAGCTCGCTGCCGCCATTGCCTGGCATCTCGGGGTGCGCCTATCCTGAGGCGGACAAACAGGAGGGATCGGTGGCGCGAGGCTTTGCATGGCGACTGATGACCAGTCGGCCGGTCCGCTTGCTGCTGGAGAGCGGCGCCGGCGCGGCAGCTACGATCGGTCGAATCGCGAGCCTAGCCCAGACCGCCAGGCTGTTCCCTCGATCGCGCGACTGCTTCTGTCACTGGTCGGCAGAGGTGAAGTATCCGGAACGTGTCACGATGGGCAGCGGCGTGATCATCGGGCAGAAGTGCACGATCGGGGCTGCTGCGCCGGTTGTGCTGGGTGATCATGTGCATCTGTCGAAAGGGGTCTATGTCGAGACGGCCGGGCTCGATTTCTCAGCCCTGTTGCCATACCCGCACGTCAGCAAGCCCATCACCATCGGCGAAGGCGTCTGGATCGGCGCGGAAGCCATGATCCTGGGCGGGGTCACCATCGGCGCCGGCTCCATCATCGGGGCAGGCGTAATCATCAGCAAAGACGTGCCCCCCCGAACCATCGTGACCGGTCAGCCGATGCGGTCCAGGCTCATGGCCGATGCCGCGGCTTCGAGCCCTTCAGAAAGCACGACATCTCAAGCGGCCGACCTCAGGAGATGAGGGATGCGCAGGCTCCGGCGGTACGACAGGGCGCAGCCGATCCAGAGGCCGGCGAAGGCCAAGTCGTAGAAGACGCCGTAGGCTGCGTTCACGGCGCACACGACCACGGCCGCGAGCATCTGCATCAGGAGCGCCGTGTAGAGGGGAAGCGCGACGACGTTGCCGAGCAGCACCTGGCGGCGAACCCAGGAAACGAAAGCCCCGAGCAGCACGGCGACCACAGGGGTGAGAGGGCCGAAATCGATAAAGAGCGGCCCGAAGAACGTCGTGTAGACGCCCAGGCGTGGTGACAGGTTGATGATGGTCTCGGCATCGTAATCTCTCCCGGCAAGGGCCGCGAGGATGCGAGTGACTGAAGTAAAGGTGAAGCCGCCCCAGGCCTCACCGTGACCGTAATGTTCGACAAGATAGACAAATTCTGGAACGCCATGAAGGTAATATTGCATCATCGTCGTGTTAATAAACAGTATATTCTTAAGGCTTTCCGATAATGTCGCGCTTAGGTGATAATATTCGCCTGTGGCCGGAACGAGGTTCGTGAATACAGATAGGCGAGCGACTTTGTCGATGTTGAGTCCGAATTGCGTGACGCGCTCGATAAACAGAAAGCCCGCCGCGTAGACCAACGTCAGGAATACGACTAAGACGGTCCAGAAGGCGATCTTCGGAAAGCGCGGGAAGATGAGGACGCGGGCGATCACGAGCATGCCGACCTGCATGAACATGCTTGATCGCGAACCGAGCATCAGGGTCAGGATCGGCCAGAGGATGGCCAGTCCTGCAGCGGTCCATGTACGGCCGACTCGCCAGCCGTTTCGGCGTGCCACCGCATAAAACATGTAGGGGGCCACGGTGAACGGCACCAGGAACACGGCCATCGATGAGAACGCGTTGCCGCCGCCTTCAGAGGCCTTTTGCATGTTCTCGGCGAAATCGAGTCCGATCGCGAAGCCCCGATAGACGACCCAGTCGATGATACGGAAGACGATGCCGCACAAGCCAAGGGAAAAGGTCAGTTTGTAGAGGATGCGCAGAAGGCGCTGCTGTTCTGCCGGATCGACACTTATCTTCGGAATGCTCCGCATCTCGAATACCGATAGCCCGAGCAGCAAGCCGCCGAATGACAGGCCGAGGATGAGATAGGGGTACAGCTGCGCCGAGGCATACATCTTGATCGGAGCGACCGCGAACAGGCCGGCCCAGATCAGCATCATGACCAGGATGCAGGTGATGGGTGTCATCTTCCTGGGGTTGATGACGCTGTGCGGCACTCGCATCGATCCGCTCGAAATGTCAGCCATGAATGCAACCCAGGAAATGCCGTCGCGAGGCTATAGGGCAAGCCCACGCCTGTCACCCCGCAAAAGCGGGGTTGGACCGGACCGGGGCGATCGGATATACGGGGCCGGTATTCTTGACAGCTTTGCCCAAGGATTTTTGGATGAGCCCCGGCTCGACGACGTCATCGCGACGGTTGCAGTGGATCCAGATTCTCAGGGCAATTGCTGCATCATCCGTCGTGCTGCATCACGCGACGTACTACGCCTTCAGTCGCACCGGCGCGGGGGACGGCGCGGACCAGAACAGCATCTTCGCCGCCGGCGTCGACCTGTTTTTCGTGATCAGCGGCTTCATCATGATGATGGTCAGCGACCCCGCGAATGGGCGGGAGAGCAGACGATCCGCTTTCATCTTCAGCCGGATCACCAGGATCGTGCCGCTCTACTGGCTCTACACGATCGTGTTGTCGGCCGCAGCGATTGTGGTTCCTGGAATCATTCGGTCGACGCAGGTGTCCGGCGAGTCGATCGTGAAATCGCTGCTGTTCATTCCGTTCTTTCAGCCGAACGGAAACCTCTCGCCGATCCTGGGCGTCGGCTGGACGCTGAACTACGAAATGGGCTTCTACGCGGTCTTCGCGCTGTTGCTTGGCCTGGGCATGCGGGCGCGGGTTCCGGCGATGGCGCTGGCCTTCCTGGCATTGTTCATCCTCGGCAAGGTGCTGGGGACGGACAATCCGTTCGGGGTCTTCCTGGGCCATTCGATCACCTTCGAATTCGTCGCCGGCATGGCGCTGTACCTGCTGCATCGACAGGGGCGCCGGGCCACGCCGATCCAGGCGGCAGCGCTGCTGTGTTTCGCCGTTCTGGTCTTCGGCTGGAGCGCGATCAATGGGCCGCCCTCGCTGGATATGCGGTTCTTCCTGTGGGGGCTGCCAGCCATCGCTGTGGTGTTCGCCGCCCTGTCATTCCCGGACGTGAAGGGTCGGCTTGGTCGGCCCCTGGAGCTTCTCGGCGATGCGTCCTACTCGATCTATCTGTCGCACCTGTTCGTGATCGCGGCGTTGTTCATGGTCATGCACCGTGTCGGGCTTGCATCGCCAGGCCTCTTCATCACCATGGCTGTCGTGGTGTCTCTGGCCGTAGGTACTGTCTCATATCGCTTCATCGAACTGCCGTTGTTGCGTGCCGCCCGCTCTGGCGCTTCCCGATTCCGGCGGCAACGCCCCATCTAGCTCATCCGCGCCCACCCACAGGGCATAGAATAGGTGTCGATCATCAAGCCCGCCTCTGGCGGGCTTTTTCGTGTCCGGAGGAGGTTTTCATGGCCGACCCGCAGCCGCCCCAACCAGGGACGGTCTCAATTCTTCTGTCACTCGCGGGGCCGGTGGTGTCCGCCGCGATCGGCGTCCTGATGCGGCACGCGCACCTGGCCACGACCGGTAAGCCCTTCTCGATTCGCCGGCTTTCGTTCGAACTGCCCAGCGTGCTCGGCCTGGGGATCATGGGCGGCGCCCTTGGCGATTGGGTCGGCGCTGCGGAGACTGTCCGTTGGGGACTGGCCGCCGCGCTGGGCTACCTCGGCCCGCAGGTGGTCGAGGTCATCTTCTATCGATGGATCGCGCGGCGCGATCCGGGCTGACCGACTGGCCCGTGCAGGCCTTTGAACCGCCCCGCCTCGGGCGGGGCTTTCCATTTCAGGAGAGCTTCATGGCTGCATCGACCCGCGGGGAACGGAACAACAACCCCGGCAACATCGAGCGCAACGCTGCGAACAAGTGGCAGGGCCGCCTGTCCGACGCTGACTATCGTAACAGCGCCGAGTTCCGGCAGAACGGCGCCCGCTTCGAGGTGTTCTCGTCGGTAGAATGGGGCATCCGCGCGCTGGCGGCGCTGCTGATCGCCTATCAGGATCGATATGGCCTTCGGACCATCAGCGGCATTATTAGCCGCTGGGCGCCCGCCGGCGAGAACGATGCGGGTGCCTACATCAGGCACGTCTCGAGCCTGACCGGGTTCGCGCCGGAAGCCGTGCTCGACCTGCACGGCTATGCCCATCTCGCGCCACTGGTGACGGCCATCATCACCCACGAGAATGGCCGCGACGTCTATCCCGACGCGACCATCGATGACGGGTTGTTCCGCGCCGGCGTGAAGCCGCCGGGCAAAGTGGTTGTGAACAGCATGGCGGACCGCGCCAAGACCGTGGCCGTGATCGCCGGTGGCGGCACCGCCCTGTTGGGGCCGGTGGTGGACAGTCTGCAGACCGTGGCGCCAGCGGTGCCGATCATCCGGGACATTGCCTCGCTGCCGTGGTGGCTGCTGCTGGCCGGCGGCGCGGCCGCCGCGATCGGTGTCGGGGTTTGGCTGGTCATGAGGCGCCGGTGATCGCCGCGGCATGGGCTTGGTTCAGCGGCACGGCCGTCGGCCGCTGGATCATTGCAGCCGGCGTGGTGGCGGCGGCAATCGGCGGCGCCTTGCTGCTCGGCCGGTGGCAGGGGCGCCAGGCGGCGGAGCAGGATCAGGAGGCAGAACAGCATGAAGCCTATCGGGACGCGGTCGAGACGCGCAACAGCGTCGAGGAT